TAAAATTATTTTTTATTTTTATTTAGAAAATATTTAGAAAATTTTTGGTTTCTATTTTGTTTCTATTTTACTTTTTTTTGGTTTTTGAGAGAAAGTTAGGTTTCTATTTTGGTCCTATTTTAGGACCTAACTTTTTCAAAAAAGAAAATAAACGAAATTTAGCTTTCTATTTTACTCTATTTTTACTTTTTTTAGGTTTTCCAAACATTTTTAGTTTCTAATTTTAATTAAAATAGGAACTAAAATAATTTAAAGATACATTCTAATAATACATACAATGGATAATTATAATCTTACCATTAACAATAAAGACATATTTGAATTCTATCATAAATATAATCTTGATTTTGAAAATATAAATGTTTTGTTTTTAAATATTCTAAAAAAACTTATTTCTAATATTGATACTTCTCTCAATTCAAATTTGGCAACAAAAATATTTGAAAATGTTTCTCAATTAACATCAAAAATAGATTCTATCGGAAATAATATTTGTAAATATCAAACAGATATTTCATCTCTCTTAACAATAAAATTTACAGAATATCGTAAAGAATATATAGATGATTTGAAATTAATTTTAATATCAAATAATGTTGAACATATCTCTCCTTTAATAAAAGAAACAAATAGTACTTTATTAGATAAAACCACAAACATGATTAATGAAATTATTCCGAAAAATCAAGATATTTTGTCAAAAGATATTAATTCCAATTTCAAATTGTTACAATCTTCTATATCATCAGAAACCTCAAAATTGTTAAATTCTTCATTAGACAAAAAAACAATTGATGACTTTTTAAATAATATTAATTTAACTATGGGACAAACACATCATACATTAACAACTCTTATATCTTCTTCTGAAAATCGTATTGAAACAAAATTATTGGACTCTGATAATAAAATAAATGAAATCAAACAAATTTTTTCAGAAAATAATTCATCACAACAAATACTTCAAAATAGTGTAAGTGAAATGTTAAAAAAATTTGAAAAAGGAGTCGGAAAGGGTAATATATCTGAACATGTTACTTATAATATATTACTTTCTTTATTTCCATGTGCACAAATTGATCATGTTGGAAACGATCTAAAAGAAACTGGGGATATTATTTTGATACGAAATAATAAACCTAAAATTTTAATTGAAAATAAAGACCATGATTCTAAAAATGTTCCAAAACATGAAGTAGAAAAATTTATTCGTGATTGTGAAATACAAAATTGCAGTGGAATTATGTTTGCTCAACATAGAGGGATTACAAATAAACAAAATTTTGAAATTCAAATTAATAATGGAAATGTATTATTATATGTACATGAAGTAAATTTTGATGTTGATAAAATAAAAACAGCAATTGAAATTGTTGAAAATTTTAAAACAAAATTAGATGAAATGATTATAAAAGAAGACGGATGTATTATAGAAAAAGATGTCTTAGAAGACATTAATAAAGAATTTATTAGTTATGTAAATCAAAAATATGTTCTTTTAAAATTAGTAAAAGATTTTAATGAAAAGATGAATTTTTCTATAAATGAGTTAAAAATGCCAAATTTAGAAAAATATCTTTCTTCTAGGTTTGCTTTTTCAAGTAATCAAGCAGATAATACATGTAAATATTGTGAAAAATTTATTCCAAAATCTATGTCGCAACATTATCGTTATTGTAGCGCTAAAAGAGACTTTGATATTAAAAATGGCGTACAAATTAATGAACCATTTTTATTAGAATCTTCTAACATTGATTCTATTATTGATATTCCATCTTTGTCTTTGGAAAAAGAAATTCCATCTATTGAAATATCTTCTATAAATACAATTGTGAGAGAAAAATCAAGTAGAAAAATTAAAAAATAAAATTGAAACTATTTTTAAAGTATTCAAAAAGAGATATAATAAGAATAAGAATAATAAGAATGAATTTAATTAAAGAAACGGAATATATAGAAGATGAAGAGTATTTAAAACAGTACCAATATTATTTCTCTTTGCATAATGAAAAATTTAAAAAACTAGTGAAAGATGTAAATAAATATTATAATATTTATAATTATGGAGTCAGTTATTATTCGGATAAACTAAAAGATGAACCATATGGTTCAGAGAATTATTACAAAATAAAAGAAAAAATGGATGAATTATATAATAAACATTACGCATTAGAAAAACCGAATAAAATACTAAGATATGAAGTTGATATTCTTTGGGAAATTAGTCAATATTATTTAAATAAATGGAATAAAGTAATAAAATATGATCCAAAAACAAAAGATTTTGAGGAATTATATTTTACAAATAAAAATACGCCTTTAAAAAAAACAATTACAAAAACAAAACGTAAACAAATTGAATCTGATGTATGTCCGATTTGCTTAGATCCACACACTTATAAAAATGTAATTCAATTAAATTGTTCTCATATTTTTGGAAAAAGTTGTTTTCAAAAATTATCTGTAGTACGAAAAAGAAAACATTTTGTTGTGAAATGTCCATTATGCAGAACTGAATGTGAAAAATATTCTTTATTTAAAATGAAATAAAGAATATTTTAGTCAAATAAATTATGTTACCATCCTCCATTAACATGATAATTTAAATCACGGGAATCTAATATTTTTTCTTGATTATTTGTTACATAACAGGTTGTCATTGAATTAATACTTGAATTATTATTTTCTTTAAATAAGTAAATACTTTCCTTTGATTTTATACAAATTTCAGCTGAGTGATGATGTCCCCAACCAAAATCATCATCTAATCTTTTAACTATTAATTTATTATCATGTATATTAAAAAAGAAATCATCATCATAGTGATTTTTAACTAACTTTATATTGTATTCAATATCTTGTGGAAAAAAATGTAAATCTACATGTTTTGTATTCGTTTCACTTGAACCAATATCAACAATAATTTTTATTTCTTCTAATTCATATTTTTTATATGGTTCAATGTTAATATTATTTAAATTATATTTAATACAATTAAACATATCATAGGTTGGTCCACAGTTATAAGTATACGGATTATTAAGTAAAAAAGATATTAAAAAACATAATATTAATGGATTTTTTGGCTTACTGAAGTTAACCATAAATGCTTGAAAAATACTATTATCCCATAATGATAAACAAGAATAAAATGTAATATTTTTATCTAATGAATCAATATTTAAATAAGGAACTAAGTCAACATCAGCATACACGCCACTATTTACATATAACTTACATAAACGCCATAAGTCTGCTTTATACATTCCTCGTGGAATAGTTTTAAATAATTCTACAATATAGTCATTAAAATTTTCTTTTAAAAATTGTATACAGTCATTATCAAATGAAAAATCTGTCCTATAATTTTCATTAAGTGTTTTCCAACGTTTAAAAACAAGTTCTGGAATTTCTTTTTTATATGTCATATAAATAGTTTTGTTTAAGTCACACATATATGTATTAGACACATAATTAAAATATTTGTGTTTTTCCTAAAATAATTAGAATGTATTTTAATTTTAATTATTATTTATCTACGATTACTTCTTTAGCAATGTTATGTATAATTTTATTTTCTTTTTCTTGATCATTGTCACCTTTACCACCCATTGCTTCAATAATCAATTTATTATACTTATCTGAGTGTTTAGAATGATACTTGTTGCAATCAGGATATTTATTTTTAAAATCAAATATTTGTTTTGAATTCTTTTTTGCAATGTGTTTAATGGCGTTGCGAATCTTTGGATTTCCATCAGTTTCTTTATTCCACTTGTCTTCGTCTTTTACATATAATACTTCTCTCTTTTTATCTGTACAATGAAATGGTCTCTCATGAACATCTAAGTCTTTCAAATTTTTAATAATGATATTTGACATTCCATTTACGAATCCAACATCCCCCATATTTTCCAAATCACTTAATTGAAGTTTGACAGAATCTACAAAATCCATTATATTCATTGCATTTTTACACGTTTCATTTAAAAAGAATTGCAAGTTAAATGTTTTATTGTGTGAATTCGTGTTTGTATTATGAGTACCATTTTTAATCACCTCTAACATTTGATTTTGTGTGTCTACAAGGATATTTTTTAACTCATTGTTTTCTTTCATAACCTCGTGATTTGACTTGAGTATTTCAGTATTTTGTTTTAAGACCATTAATACAAAGTCTTTATCAAAGACAATATCGGTTGAATTTATATCATCTAGATCAATATTTTTATTACAATTTTTTTTATGTCTAGATAATCCACTATTATATTTATAAATATTTCCACATTTTTCGCAAGAAAAAAAATCGGAGATTTTTGGAGATTTTTCGTTATCATTTATTATCATTTTACTAGCTTTTTCATGTTTAGATGTGGAAAGATGTTTATTGTATTCATTTTTTTTAGACGTATTATAGTCACATACATCACAATAGAATATTTTAGAGATTTTTGGAGATTTTTTGTTATCCGAAATTACCATTTAAATGATAATGAGAAAATCTCCTAAATTGTTTTCCGCAAAAAACAATAATTTTATTTTTTTGCGACTTTTGGAACTTTTGTACTATCATTTACTATCATTTTACTATCATTTCATATTTACATGTAAATAAATGACTATTATAATAGAAAATTACATGTATTATAATAACAAAATTCACAACAATTTTTTTGTGAGATTTTTTGCGACATTTTACTATCCATTTACTATCTTTAGTTCCAAAATATTTTATTTTTGTGAGATTTTGCGACTTTTTACTAGCATTTACTAGCATTTTACTAGCATTTGCATGTTTAGATGTAGATAAATGATTGTTATAATAGAATATATTACATGTATTCTAGTAACAAACATTATAAGTATTATATTTTTGAGACATTTACGACTTTATTACTAGCATTTACTAGCCATTTTAGACTAGTATAAAAGTCTCCATTTTTTCCAAAAAAAATAAATTAGAGATTTTTTGTTACCATTTATTACCATTTGTTATCATTTTTGTTTTTACATGCAAAATATATTTATATATTTATATTTTTTACACGTAGTATGGTAACATTAAAATATATGGTGATTTTTGTGATTTCCAGTTACCATTTGTTACCATTTGAATGATAACAAGAAAATCTCCAATTTTTTCAAAAATAAAACAATAAATTTATCAAAAAAAAATATGCTAACAAATTTATTTAAATATTTTTCACGTCCTTAGCATAAGAATTTTTATGGTCACAAATTTTCTTCAATTTTTTTATTATTTTTTTTTTCCAAGAGTATTTTACTTTTTTCAAAAATGGACAAAAAAAATGTCCAAAAATGAAAATTCCAAAAAAGTCTTGGGAAAAATTTTAAATATTTATAAAATTATATAATGGATAATCAAAACTCTTTTGTTTCTACAATAACAGACAACAATATATTTCATATTTTTGCTTTTGATATAATTAAACGATATAAATCTAATATAAATAATATATTAATAAGTGATATAAATATAAATAAAACAAATCCGTGTCAACTATGGAGATTTTTTGTTTTTAAAAAACTATTTCCCAACGTAAATATGAGTTTTTCAAATGAAATACTCACACCAAGTAATGTTATTCGTGAATGTTATGATTGTTGGAAGTTTATTGAATATCCAATTGATAAAAATATTTATGAAATTGTTAATAAAATTAACTCAAAATGTCATGGTGAATATATTTTATTGAATCAAAGAAGTTTGAATAATAGATATTTATATGAATATGAAACAAAATTACCTTTAGGTGATTATTTACTAACAAAAAACTTTAAATATCCTGTAAAAGTTTGTAATTTTGAAATAATGACACCTGAAGAACAATATGAAATATGCTCAAAAGCAAAAATATTTATTTCAGCACATGGTGGGGGTTGTACAAATCTTATTTTTACACCAATAGAATGTCCATTAATAGAAATAAATTTTAGAAAACATTGGTATTGTGATAATGTATGCGATGACCATTTTTCTGGAAAAATATCTATCAATGAAAAATGTAATGGTAAATTAAACTATAGAAGTTATTTTCATAAAGCTGATTATCATAATTTATGTCATTTAATCGGAAAAAAATATACTGAAATAGAAGCTGTATGTTATGGAGGAAAGTTTACAGATAAAAATCCTATTAGTAAAGAAGAAATATACATTGATGGCAAATATTTAATTAATCATATAGAGAAATATTTATAATAAATCCATTAAACATTTATTACAACTAGTAAAAGTACCAAAACTAAATTATGCTCTACCAAGACAAACGATAATCATGACATTTATTACCATCATTGGTTTCTTGAATAAAATTACTATCTGGAAAAGATTCTTTTAATTTATCAATAATTTTATTTATTAGAGTGTCCAAAGGAATTTTATACATTTTTATTATACGTAAAGTTGGATCATTCATATTCTCTGTGACATTAAAACATAATATCTTGAATTTCAACTGAGAATTTTCAATATTCGCTTCTTGTAAAACCTGATGATATATTTTTTCGTATTCTCTACTTACAATTTGTTCAATTTCTCTGTTTCTTTCTTTTTCAATCAGTCCGCGCAATTGATGCTTATAAATCAGATTTTTATCCAATGAATCAAATGAAAGTACTAAAATATGAAGTAAATATACGATGAATAAAAGGGTTAGTGTTTGCATAATTAACTATAATATATTGATTTCATTATTAAATGAAATCAATTTTTTCTATTAATGTATTACAATAATTTTCCTTTTACTATTTCATTATCATCATGTCTTATAGATATAAATTCAGTATAATCATTATTAAATACTAATGTATGTATTTTCCAACCAAAATTTGCCCAAATTCTATTTGTATCTTGGAATGTATAAGATCCTATTCCAAAAGCATTCATTTGTTGATACTCTAAAAATGTAATAGAATCATTATTCCAAGAGTATGTTTTGTAATCCAAAATATTATTTGATAAAGATTTGTATCTAATATAGAATAATTTGATAAGAATATCTTCATAAACCGATTTACAAGGCACATGTACAATACTCGGTTTATTTTTTGTAATGTTATTAAATAAATTAATATCAATATATCTATCTATATCATCCCAATCTCCAGAAGGAATATAAAAAATTTCGCAATTATAATTTATTACAACTTTTCTCGTTAAAACGCCCAATTATTTAATACGATAAATTTTTATATTTATGGTCGTGCGACACATTTAATATAATATTTTGTAATTTTTCTTCTCCTATACAATAACTCATAATTCTTTCATATATTCCTCCAATGTGACCAAAATGAGATGCATTTGGATTTTCAATACACCAAGGATAAATTTTATCGTATAATTGTATAACCCATTTCATTATTTTTTCATATGTTTCATTTGGAATAACATAAGAATTATATAATGGATAATTATCATTATAATTAAATGATTTTTTATAAAAAATTTCATAATCGTTAATTATATAATTAAGTGTATTGGGTTCATTCCATGTATCATAACTACAAAAATTAAAACTATATAAACCTAAACTAAATAAGGTTGGGGATTGAGTTATGTTTTTTTGTAAAAATTCTATTATATTATCATTGAACATCATATCATATTGAAAAAAACCTATATATTTGTAATTTTTATGTAAATTATTCGCGTATACATGGTATATTGCCGAATTTTCATTATATCCCCTCTCTTGAAATGTCTTATCGTAAATAAATAATTCTCATTCATTAATAATTTTATATTTATTCTGTGTATAGTGTTTTTCTATATTTTTATTAACTGCATAAAATGTAAAATATTTATAAAGAATATCATCTGGTATATTTTTATAACATTCATCAAAAATATTTTTATGAAATACAATAAAAATTTGAATATCTTTAATCTCCATTATATATATATATATAAAATAAATATTTTTAAATTGGGCGTTTTAAACGAAAAAATGTGTAAAAAAAAAATGAAATATAATTATAAAGAAATAAAGTAATATAATTATATTTTTATTATGGAATTAGCAACAGAAGCAGAAACTTATGCACCAAGTATAGATAACCTAGGCAACTACGTAGATAAAATTCCTTCATTCAATAGTTTGAAACAAGGAATAAGATGTCCTTGTGGATGTAGAAGAGACAAAATATATGACTCTTATAGTGTATTTTCTGCGCATATTAAAACAAAAGCTCATCAAAAATGGCTTGAAAATTTAAATTTGAACAAAGCCAATTATTACGTAGAAAATGAAAATCTTAAAAATACAATCCAAAATCAAAGAATGATGATTGCAAAATTAGATAAGGAATTACAAAATAAACTGATGACGATTGATTACTTAACTCAACAATTAACCTATAAAAATAATAGCAAAACCGTAGACAACTTATTATCTTTTGACTAATTATAAAAATTATAAATGTTTATTCTTTCTTTTGTTTTTTATATAATTGAATACACTTGTCCATGGATGGATAGTCATAATTTTCCATCATTTCTTTTAGTTTGATAATAACTTCTTCGTCTTTGAAAACGTGTTCAAATAACATGATTTTTTTTAACTCAGATTCATCAGCCTGTTTCGTCATTTGTTCAAAATCTTGTTTCAAAATAATAGAAGCCAAGGTTTCCATCAATTTTTTTCCAAAAGGAGACTGATAATAGTTATGTGCAATTGTTACATACCATCGTGTTTTTTTATTTTCTAATGGTAATAAATTGACACCTATGATCAAGTTGTTTTTATCAAAACTTACTTTAGACCAAGAAAAAGAAGGATAGAGATACATGTGAAAATTATTGGTTTCCTTAACATTTTTATTTAAAGCAGTAATTGCAGCATTGGATGTGTAGTCAAAAGACAATCCTAGCCGTTGATCTTTTTTACCACCCTTATTTTTATTGAATACAAAATGTTTAATATTTTTGGCTGCTTCATTGTTTCCAAACCCTAAAATAGAGCCATGTACAAATTCAGGGTGGCGTAAATCTAATGTATTATAAGCGGAATCGGTTAAAGATCCAGGCATATCTATTTCTAAAAAAGAAGTTTCATAGGCTTTATTCTTGAAAAAAGGTGTACTAAATGGCTTTTTATGGAATGGATCATGAGCCCAAAATAATTTGCCTTCATGTTCTACTACTTCACCAAAACCATCTTTTTTATCGTATTCTAATCCATGATAAGGACACTTTAAACAACCCAAATCGGTAATTTTACCTTGGTCTAAGGTGGAACCCATATGTTTGCATATGTTGATGGTACTAATGAATTGATTATTTATTTTATCTTTCCAAATGACCAAAGGTAAGTCTCCTATGTTTATTTTATAAGGTTTAGAAAAATCTATTTTGTTT